CAAACCCAAAGATATATTGCACCTGTTAGTAAAATTAACCATCCACTCATAATTACCTTCCTGAATATTAATATTATACAGACCTTTGAAAACGTTGTCAAATTATTTGGATTATATGCAAAGAAAATTTAGTCAAAAAAATAGGGCACCTAAGTGCCCTATTTTATCTACGTTACCTAAATAACTATTAACTGAATACAGCAGTAGCAGAGTTGATATCAACCTTGCCTAAGTAGTCAGCAGCGTTACCTAGAGATGATGCTGTGTTGTTTAACTCAACATATCCATAACGTGTCATGAAGCTCACAACAGGCTCAAATGTGCCTGGATCTAGAACAACACCACTACTCATCAATGGAATGTATGGGCAGTAGAACGCAGCAGCGTCTGACTCGCTTGAGCCCTTATAACCAATAAGAACGGCAGCATTGTCACCAGCATATGTGTTAACATATACTTTCATTGCGTTGTTTAGAGTACCAACTAGTTTAGTGTTGGTTGGTGCTTCAAAAGTACCTTCAGTTGTACGTGCAAACGCTGAAGTAGTAGCAGATTGTAGGATTGTTAGTGCGAATGGACTAACAACTGCCCAGTTACCTGCGCCACGACGTGTGCGCTGTGCAATTAAGTTACTTACTCTGTTGATTTGAACTGCTAATGCAGCATGTTCGTCACCAACGAAAGTAGCAGTACCAGAAACAGCAGCCTGGTTGTAAGTCTCAGCAGCGGAACCTGCTAGAGTATCTAGGCTGTTTAGGATTTCTTGGTCGATTTCAGCAGTAATTTCTTGTGCCAATGCAGCCATGATTTCTGCTTCAACGTCGATGCCGTGCTGTGACTGTGCGTCTTGAGCAGCCTCAAAAGTCCAGCGAGCTGATAACTTACGAGTCTTGGCTTCAACAGTTTGTTTCATGACCTGAATTGACATTCTGCGACCGGCGGAACCTTCAAGCGAAGCAGTTGAATCTGCTTTACCTGCTGGATCTGTACCAGTACCAGAATATGCTGTAGCAATCTTGAATGGGCTTAGAGCCTCTTCACCTGCTGTTACGTTGTCGTTAGTATCTGAATAACGAACACGTAGTGTGTGGATTTGACCCACTGGTCCTGTCATAGGCTGTACACCAACTAACTCGTTAGCAATAACGGTTGGCATCACACGTCTAATAACTGGGAGGATGACTCTGTTAAGAGTCGCAACATTACCGGCGGAAGTAGCACCTGCGCTTGCGCTCTCAGACAAATACTTGCGAGTATTTTCTAAAGTAGCAGCCATAACGCTTTTCTTTGTGCCTTGAAGGCCTTCAAGTAGGGCACCTTTGGTTTCCTGCCAGCGACTTTCTAGTAGTTCTGACATATTAATCTCCTTAATTTAATCCAGCAAGTCTTTTGATATCAAAAACATTTGATTCATTGCTCGCTGTGTTACTAGTAGTTTTTTCTTCATTTCTATTGCCTGTTACTTCCTTGCCTTCATTGATTGCCTTCTTTTTCTTCGCTGGTGCTTCGCCGTCTATTACAGTTGGCAAATATTTGTTAAACTGTGATTGTAGTCTATCAGTTTGAACAGATTCCAGTAAATCCTTCATAATAATTTGTTGTTGCTTACTTAATGGAGCAACCAAACTATTGATTGTGTCGTGTCTTTTATGACTTTCAACAATTTTAACTTTTTCTGTACGCTCTGCTTCTGCAACTGCTTTTGCTTTAGCAGCAAATGCTTTTGCTTCTGCTAGTTGTTTGTCTTTTGCTGCAAGAACTTGCATTAATTTAGCAGTTTCTGAATTTTCATTTAGGTAACTGTTAGCATATTCATTAGCAAATGCCTCAAACATCTTACGTCCGAAATCATTTTGTCGTGCAACTTCGATATCATCTTTAAGTTGTGTAATTTCACTCTTAAGTGATTTACCAACTGTTTCAGATACTAGGTTTGCACTTCGTTGGATAAAGTCTTTTTTAACTTTAGCCAAGTTCTGCTTAGCCTCTTTAACTAATTTAACTTTAGTTGCTGCTAAGTCCTTCTTATCTTCGTAGAACTCTGCAAGTTCTTTAGCAAGTGATTCTACCACGAATTCTTCAAGTTTGGCAAAGTTTGCAGCAATGCCTTTCTGGTCTTCGTGAAGTTCTTTAACTTCTTTAGCAAGACTTTCAGCAACGAATCTTTTCATTACGTCTGCATTTTCACGCATTGCAACAGCATAGCGAGCCTTCGCTTCTGCTAGTGATTTACGATCATCTGCAAACTCTTCAAGTTCTGCTGCTAGTCTTTCAGAAACTAACGCATCAATGGCTTCAACCATTGTTGCTTTGTCATGCTCATATTTCTGAGCAAATTCTTCACGTAGTTCAGCAACTGCTTCAGTCTTGTTAGACTTAACTTTTGCTTCCCATGCTTCCTCAATTTCGCGGCGCACTTCTTCAGAAACTACATCATTTTCAAAGAGTGTTTTAAGTGCATCCAACATATGTTTTTCTCCTTATTATTGGAGTCTACTGATTATATTAATCAGAGATTCTTTTAAATACTTCTGTGCCTTAGGATCTTCTTTTGTTGCCTGTGCTAATTCATATGCCTTGTAGCCACCTCTTGCATTCATAAGGTGTTCATAAATTGCTGTTGGGTATGCGCCAGGAGCACTAGGTTGTGCTACAACGTCTACCGTAATAATTTCAAAGTCAGAAACTTCGTTGTTTCCGTCTTCGCTAACATTTCCAGAGCCCCTAGATGAGACACCTAGTTTAACTCCGCTTTCTAGCATTGTTTTAACTAGGTTTCCCATTGGGGTTGGTAAAATCTTTAACTTGCCATAACCGTTTGGACCATCCATCCACATTTCTGTGATCATATGACTTACACGGTCTAAGTTAATATTAAGTCCGTCTGGGTGATCAACTTCGCCGAGAACACTGTAACCTCCGCTAATCTGATCGTTGAGAGTTTTGACAGCCCTGCCAATTTCATTTACAGGATACACTCGCTGGTTAGCGTTGCGTACTCCGCCTTGAATGCAAATACCTTTCATAAAAAGATCTTTGCCGTCGTTGGCGTTTTCAAGCACAATACTTGCTTGATCGTATGTCAGATGCTCTCGTAAGTTTCTCATTCAAACTTCCTTATTGACCAATAACACTTTTAGTGCCGTTGGTTCCAGTTTCGCCTGAGCCTTTTTTCTCTGCTCCGTGGCCTTTGGTATTCTTTGCTAAAGATTTAGAAGCCTTTGCACCAGGAACGTTTACGTTACCAGCATTGTCTTCTTTAGGAGCAGCAGCCTTGCCACCCTTCTCATCAGCACCTTGTACCAAGTTAGATGCAGTTCCGCCCATATCATTTTTACCTGCTACAGCAGACTTAGTGTTTGCACCGTTGTCTCCCATTGTTGCAGTAACTTTTTCTACGTACTCGCGCATCTGTTCAGCAGCAGATTTGTCTGATTCATCAACTTCTTCGTCATC